TGGCGGTTTGGATTCTGACTTCTTAGACGAAACCTTTTTCTCGGCGGCCACCTTGGCTTCCTTCGCTTTTTGCGAGGCCATGAGGGCTTGCTCTCCGTAGAGGGCGAGGCCGACCCAGTATTCATGCTGCGGGATGCGCAACAGCTCGGGCGCCTGCTTGATCGTGGCCGTGTAGGCTTTGTTCATGTCGCTGCCAGCCTTGAAGATGTCGGGGAAGATATTCTTCGCTGCTTCGACGGCTGGTTGCCTTTGCGCGAGCCACTGCCTGCGCGCGGGCGCATGCACGGTGAGGATGTCATCGGCTTTGATGAGGTAGTCTTTAACTTCCTCGCCGCTGACAAACTGCTCCGATCCGTCCGGTTTCTTGATGGTCGCCCCGTCGCTATTCTGTAGCGCCCAACGCCTTACGGCCTGTGCGTTCTGAATGCGCTGCTCTAGGGTGTCCTCGCTATCGACATCGGCCAACGGGCTGTCGGCGGTCGGCGAGAGGACAGGGCGGGTTGTCTGGTTAAGCTGGGCTTCTAGGTCGGCCTTCGCCGCCTTCAGTTGCTCTAGCTCTGCCGTGACCGCTGTTGCCCGTTCTTCGGACTCGCGCTGCTTGGCGACCAACTTGTCGATTCGCTTCTGAACCTTGTCCTTGTTCGGGGCCTCCTCGTCGGCGGGATCTTTGTCCTCGCCTTCGGGCTCCTCGTCCTCCTCCTCGGGTTCGTCTGCTACATCGTCACCGGAGTCTTCGGATTTCTCCTCGGGCTCCTTGGTTTCGTCAGAATTGTCAGAGATCGTCTCCTGAGATTCCGGCTCGTCTTTGACTTCTTCTTCCGGCTTGGACATTCCCAAGTCGGCTAAAGCCATAGAAACTACATCGCCGTCATCCGTTCCTGCGGCCTGTGCCGCCGTATCTGTCGCCATAAGGAAAACCCCCTAAGTGGTGCGCCAACGCAATTCTGGGGAGCGGCGCGTAGGACCGCTGAAGAAGGCATGAGGCCCTACTTCCGCTTACAAATAGCACACGGTGGAACACAACGCAAGCGAAATGTTAATTTGTGACGAAGCGTATAACTTTGTGCGCAATGTCGTGCGGCTTGCAACAATCAGCAGAATCCGAACAGGCGTTTGAACCAGTGACTCCAGCCGGGGCGCACCGCAGTGCGTTCCGGTTGGGGCCGCTGCCAAAAGCCGATGAATCCATAAGGACCGTAGACGATCCCGTTTTCAGCGGATTTATTATACATGTTATTCCTCCTTTCATGGTTGGTGGTTAGAGCGGGATCTATGCCAACTTGCTGGCTTCAGCGCGCTTGGCCTCCAAGTCGTCCCAGAGTTCTTGCAGTGCATTGAGTTGGCCGGCGGCATGAGCAAGGAATCCGTGGTCTTTGGCGGTTGCCATGTTGGAAGACAGATCACGCGCATCGGCAATGCGGTCTTGCAAATTAAGGATGACAGCGAGGAAGGCCGGCGGCGCCTGCTCGCGGGTGAAGGCGAGGGCGGCCTTCTTGTCGAAGTCTTCGCTGGCAGTGTAGATGTCGAGAGGGATGGCTTTGACCTTAGTTGTGAACATGTGTTGTGTTTTCTGTCCGGTTGTTTTGAAAGAAATCCGTGGTTTGAACTATCGCGCAATCCGCATCCAGTAGAGCAGCTTGTCGGCGCCGATGACGTGAGGGGCGCACTCCATGCAGCAGGGGCCAAGTTGCGGGTCTCGGAGGAATTGAGTTCCGAGCGGCTTGCTGCACACCTGACAAAGAGGGTGCCCGCCGGGGGCGCACTTCCAGTCTTCCGGTGGAGGAGGTTGTCGGCGGTCGAGGGTTGTCATTGTTTAACCCACAAGAAATCCTTGTTGCTCACCACTTATACTTATCCGCCCAATAACTGGCGCTGCTCTTACCCTTGGCAATGTTCTTGGCATGTCGCGCCTTGAATGCCTTGTTACGCGGGCTGCCGTCAGGAGAGCCCTTGACCCCCTGCTGGCCGAAGCGGATTAGCTTTCCGCCGACCGGCAGGGCATCGCCGCAGGCTTTGACAACGTGGGACTTGGTTGGGTGGCTGGGTGTGCGCTTGGGTTTGTTGCACGCCATCTTGGCTTTGTCGGTTTTCATAAATCAGTAGCTCCCGCCACCACGGCACATAAGTATGTCGCCCTCCACATTGTTGACGCCGGACAGGCACAAGTATCTCACTAGGTCAGGGAAGTCCTTGCTCGCGCCTTTGGTAGAATCCGCACCCGTCCACTCCTTGAGGCAGTAGATGACGTTCTTGCACTTCTCCGAGATGTAGAGCTTTGGTTGGTTGAGGGCACTGAGCGGCTTGTCCCGGTCATAGTGCAGCCATGAGTTAATCATGCTGACACCTTCATCAATCGTGTCGCCGGGGGTTGCTTGGAAATCCATACCAAGCTCTGCCATCTCTTCGATGAGCGTTGTCGGCCGCTCCTTGGCCAAGGTCTGCGCGTTGCCGTAGCGGCTGTCCATCCACCTCTCAAATATCTTCTCGCCGTTCTCTACGTTGCGGATCTCTTCGACATAGCGCGACAGCCCAAAGCCGAAGTCCTTTTGTGCGGGGCCTTGTCGACCATCCGCCTTCTTCCCGTCCGGCTCTGCCCACATGCCGGGGTAGCCGACACCTTCGACATACTCGTCGGGGCAGGGCCACTCGCGGTAGATGAAGCAACGGTTGGCCGAATCAAAGATTGCCCAGATCATAGCCCAGTTCCGGCCAGAGCAGGGATCGACAAAGTGGTAGCGGGTGCCGGTGGTCGGAATCCAGTCGTGCTTGATGACGTGGATGCGGTCGTTGAATAGGGGAAAGCGGTTGTTGATGCTTCGGGTCGGGACGCCATAGGCGCGGCACAGAATCTTCTCCTTGGTCTCGTTGCGCAGCTCCATTTGCATACGCTCCCAGCCGGCCCATGGATTGTCCTTCGTATGAAAGTAGATGATCGGCCGATCCTTCCTGCCCATCTGAACAACCGGAACCTGATCGTAGCCGGTGAGGATCTTCTCTCCTTTGTCATCCTTGAACTTGGGTAACAACTCGGCATCGACCGCTTCCACGGTGCGGGCGCCGGTCAGGTAGTCTTTGACCACGGGACTGTAGCCTTCAATGGGCGTGAACGTGACGATGAGGACGCCGTTGCGGTCGAGCAGACGAAAGCGCAGCGTTTCTAGAAAGTCGATTGGGACAAGCTCATCGCACCAAGCAATGTCGATTTCCCCGCCCTCAATCGTGCTGATGTCCTGTGAATAATTGCGGAAGACGCACTGGCTGCCATTGGGGGCGACGAACTTAGATTCGGTGAAGCCACCTTTGACCGAGTAAGTTATGTTCGTCACCGTTCCCTTGCGTGCCGTCCTCCACTCGCCGGGGAGATACTTGAAGACGCGGGGTTGCTGCATTTCTATGCTATTGGGCGCCGTTGTTTGGAAACACCACGCGACAGATTGCCGCTTCTCCCAAAGCCGGCGGACCACTTCGCTTGCCGCCCATTCCGTCTTGCCCGATCTGTTGCCGCCCATGACCAGAATCTCCCGGTTGGCTTCCAACAGCTCGCTCGCCTTCTTCCAGTTCTTCGGCCGGTAGCCGTAGCGGAACGGATCAACCTTCTCCTTGAGGATCAGCTCCTCGCGCTTCATCAAAAGGTCCCAGCCCTTCTCCGGTCCAAGGGCGAGCAAGGTCTCCTTGGGCGGGAGCTTCATCACCGGATGCACGGTCGGCGTGAAGCGGCTGGCGGCGGACTTTTGTTTGGCGCTCATCTAAGTGATTTCAGACAGCGAGCTTTTTGCGGGCCATAATCAGGTTCCCTGCTAGGGGTCTGTCCGCAGCCGATATTACTCGCAGCACGGTTTTGCCTCTGGCGGTTGCCAGATGTCTGAAAAGGGTGGTGGCAGCACCCCCAAGATGCCGCCACCGCGCATTGGCAGAGGCATTGCGTTGCGCACGGCCCCTCCGGGCCATTGTTACGCGACCTCTGTTCTCCTTTGCGCAAGTGTTCACTGGCGTTTCAGTAGCTCTCCAGTGGGCCGCAGTTTGTCGTGCGGCACGAAATAGCAGGCGGGCGGTGACGCGCATTTCCACTCATCGCGTTTGGCGTCCTCGGCATTGATCCACCCATGGACAACGTAGTCGGGCGACTTGCCGCTGACCGAAATCACGATGCCCGAGTCATCGGGGCGGACCTTGAGGTTCGGGCGCTGCGACCAGCGCACTTCATAGTTCGTCCCGGCAATGTCGGGCGTGTGAAACGTGTTCACACCAAACCCCCAATAAAGCCCGAGTAGCTTGGCCACGGCGCATTCGGCGTGGGCTGCCTCAATGTGGAACCCCCACAATTCTCCCGGCGTCTTCTCGGGGAAGCGTGGCGAACGCTTGCGGAAGGATGCCTCGGCATTGCGGCGAGAGCCTATGTATGTCGAGACGAGGACTTCGTTTTGGTTGAGGGAGACCTTCATGTGTTGTGTTGTGTGCTACTTAGGCGTCAGAAGTGTCCTCAATATCCAACGTCCCATTGGGCAAAACCTGTATCTGGTCCGAGCGGTAGTGCCGGACATGCCCGCCGTCTTCGGCGGCCACGCACCAGACATCGTTGGCGAATCCGCTCATGGCCTGCACATAGATCGGCCAGCCGTAGCCGTGCGGCGTCCAGACGGGGAAGGTGTGGGCAAATTCGTGGATCATAAAATATGGGCAGCAGGCTTCGCTTTTGTTGCGCTTACGAAGCTGGCGGTTATGTGACTAGCGGGGCGAATGCCTCCTGCCGGCGCAATACCTTTGACTGCTGCTTGAAAATTCATTTGCCCTTGCGCTTCCTCATCTCGGCGCACAAGGCGTCGGCCTTGCGCTTGGCGGCTTCGGCGACGAGCTCCTGCCGCTTGCTCTTGAGCAACGTGATGGTTTTGTCGATTTCCTCGATCTCTGGTGTCATAATGCGATACTTCTCCATAATGTCAGGGGTGCACGGTGACGTGCCACAAGCCGATCTGCGCCACCGCGTAGCCGAACCAGATGAGGCCATTCCAAAAGTTGTGATGGATAAACGCTTGGTCGATGGCCACGGCGAAATACATGAAGCCGACGATGGCGATGAGGACGGCGCTGGTCACTTGGCCTTGAACCCTCCGCGCTTGGCTTTCATGTCAGCGTAGGCCTTGGGCGAGACGGTTGACTTGCTTTTCGGGCGGCTGGTGCCGGCCGCTTTGCGGGCATTGATGTTGGCGTAAAGTCCTTTTTTCATTTAGCAGCTCCATGCTTTGCGCGACCAGTAGTTGGCCGACAGTTTGTCGCCCGTGCCCTTGATGCCGCCGCTGCGGGCGCAGTAGCTGGCTTTGCGGGCGGGTTGGTCTTTCTTGATGCTCATGTTGGGATCGCCGAAGCGAACCAACTTGGT